CCTATAGGTTCCCAGTTCGTGTAATAATTCATAACAATGTCGGCGGTTTGCAGATAATAAGCATCGAGATCGTTCCGTACAGCATATAAATCTGCCTCTGTGGCAACTTGGTAGGGATCTAGTTCGGTTCCGGAGCCAAGCATATAATGATGCCCCCTTTCTTCCGCGAAGTAAACAAAGCCCATAAACGCAAATAGAACCAGCAACAATACTGCCAATCCTTTTTTATAGCTTCTCACCCATTGCCCCTCCTTAATTAAGATCCCACTCTATGATAAATAGACATTTCGGCATGGTCATTCCGGTCCCAAAGTTATCCTTAATCAGCGACACCGACTGGCCGGCGGCTATGTCAGCATATGCTGCAGTCACTGGGCCAAAATCCGCAACCTCATTTTGGACAGCATCAATGCCAGACAAGAAAGTCTTTGTGCATATTACTTCGGCAGTGAGATTGTTGATTAACCTAAACTGCATATAATCGCTGTCTGATCCGATTATATCTTCAGCTGGCACTAGATGAGCCGCAACGATCTTAGCATCAGCTATGGCCCCAAATATCGGCCGGTAAAATTCCCCCGATACCTCATCGTTGAACAGGTGGAATATCTTTTCCGACCCCATTACCTTGTCGTTGGTTAAATTCTTGAGCAACTGGATGCTGTCAAAATAGCCGGCCCCCGCTGTTTTAGTGGTGGGCCGAACCTCAACCAAGGTTAACTCCTTTTCTTTGTTTACCAAGCAGGCGGTCTCAAAATGCAGCCAAGTTATGGTTTTGCTTTCGGCCGCGCCATCCGTCCATGCTATAGACATTAGCTTACCCCCTCCGCCTCGACCTGTTTCCTGCAAGGAAGCACGAACTGGTCAGAATCACCGTCGCCATAACTATAATTAATTTCCATAAAGGCGTAGTTCTTTGGGTCGGTTGTGTCCGTCTCTGTCTCGGGAAGGTAGTCCCATGCGACCTTAAAGTCTGGAGGTTGCGGGCTTACGCTCGTTCCGCTTTTTTCCTGGAACATGAAAGCGTCGGCCTCAAACTTAAAACATTTTAGTCCGGTAGTGTCCGGCGGCATTATAGTCCCGCCAGTGACAACCGTAACCCCATTAATGTCCCATCCCTCAAACTTTTCAGATTCAGCCCCGCCGTTAGTCAACTTGTTAGCACTATACAAATAGGTGAGGGTATCTTCGTCCGCCATATTCCGCCCCTCCTAATTATCTATTGCAAAATCAACGCTGTAAGTAATGCTGTCCGCATCGGCATGGGTCACCACTACCCTCCAGGTACGCGGCAACATATCCGCTACCGCTACATTCGCCTCTGCAGTAGCCCAAGGCATGACCTTGTAAATGTGAGTGCCTGTCCCAGTAACCGCAACGCCCTCCAAAAGATCATAATAAACACCGCTAGCACTCTTGCCCTGGATTTTAAGCACAATTGAGGGCGTGTCAGTTATCGCAGTAACATCCAGGATTATATGCAGCCCACGACCATTATAATTGGTTTGATCTGCGCCGGTCTGTGTCTCTGCACGTGCCGCGCTGGCCAGCAGTGCACCTTGCAAATTGCCGCGCTTGCGGTCAAAGGTCGCACCGTTGTACAACAATTCTGCCGCCCCAACTGTCGGAGCAGTAGGATTTGCCGTGCCATCTGCCAAAGCCGCCGCCGCGGGCAGTTCGGTATCAATGGCCTGGTCGACCAGAACGACCAGCCGCCCGCTTAGGTCAAAATAGGCATTTACCCTGTCGCCGGCACTTACTGCGGTCGGGGCCGAATTGGCAGCCTTGCCGCCTATCTTTATGGGGTTGCCATCATCTGCAGCGTCGTGGGCTTCATCGCCGCCAGCATAAATAGCACCGTTCGTGCCTTTCATGGCTTCGGTATCGGTGGCCCCGGCGTTTTCATATTGTGGGACTGGTATCCCGCCGGAATCAACTTCCAGAGCATATGTTTTAGCCAATTTTCCAACCTCCTTTTAAGCAATTAATCTGGGCGCATATACATACAGCCCAATTCCGACCATTGTCCAGTCGTAGGGCACAATAGGCTTGATGGCATCGATTTTGACGTTATCCAGCGCCCCATTGTAACTAAATTGTATTCGCTGCGGAACTATGCTAACTGTCCCGATTTTGTCCGTCGCATCTGTAACCGATATAATATCGTTTACTTCTAGGCTGGGATCCCCGCGAATTTCCAAGGTAAACGAACTATTCGGGTCTTTGACAAGTTGCAGCAATGCGCCTGCGTAGCTCTGAGCTACACCCAGCGATTGTATCAATATATTGTCTACCGACAATTGCCTGCGACCCCAAGCCGTTACCAGCGCAGCATCTTCCAGGACATAATTAAGGCTGACCAAATCTATGGCCTGGCCTATCGCTTCCAGCGCAACGCTTTCCGCGGAGCTGGTATTAGCAATAACAATCGTTATCCGGTTGCAGCCATATTCAACCGAAGTTATAGAAGAATTTACGGCCCCCAGCAAATTTACTTGGTCAACATTCGCCACAGGGCTTGTGTTAAAGGTCATTTCAGTTAGTGTCAATCCGCCCTGCGGGATGGTTAACGATTCGATGCTTAAGACCGTTTCTGACTCCTTTAGGTACGGTATTTTATACGCCACTTTTATGCTGTTATACGTCTGCAGGTATTTCTGGGGGTTCTCTGCCGTTATAATCTGGTCGCTATCCGTCATAGCAAAATCAGCCGTCCCCGTCTGGAAATTGGACTTAACCTGGATAATCTCGTATCTGTCCGCCACCACATTGCAGCACCCCGCCACTGCTATGATCTGCAGGCTGTCCCTAACTTTACCGTCAGGCAGCCATCCCAAAAACACATTCTGCGCCAGAGAGGTGTCTATGACGTATTCGCCGGCAACTAGCCCGCAGGCCAGAAACAATGTTTCAAACATCGAATATATAGTCGCGTTTTCCGAAACCGGCAACATTGGCATATCCATATTGCCGATAGCATACAACTTATCATAGCAAGTCACGGTAGCCTCAACGCTGCTACTGGGAGCATCCCAGTCTCCCGTCCGATAAACCCCCAGTGGGATATCCTCATAACTAAGATCGGCCAACTGCACTCCCAGATATGGCTTGACTAAAATGTTGGGGCGTAGCTTGCCATAATAGGCCCCTGCCGTATTGGTCTGCGTGAAATCACGGCTTGAATTATTTAAACCAAGGGCAAACTCATTAGAGCTGACAAAGCCAAGCGGGTTATCGCCCTCGGCATTGGCCTCTTCCAACAGGTCTATCATGGTCACGTCGTCCCCGGTAAAAGTCGTCGGAGTCTGTGTATCGCCATCGAAATATACGTCAACCTTGGGTATGATATGGCGGCTGTCCGCGTTTATCGCCGTTTTGTAGGCCGCTGTGGTGGTTATTGCCACTATATCGCCTCCCTATTGCTCGATCAGCGTCAAGTCAACGTCTTTGTATACCCAACTTGTAATGTGTTGGTTGGCCAGTCGCGCTTTAAGCCCAGAGTCGGCATAAACCGTTACCGTATCGGTGGTATTGTTGTCGGGATAAGTAAAAGATAAAAAATCTCCTGCAGCCAAGGCGGTTATTATCGCTTGGTATTCTGCCCCCCGTAATATATTCCATTGCAAGGTAAACTTTTTTTTTGTTGCTATTACCTCTTTGGTAGCTTTGCCGCTTGCCGTCTGGCCGCGTCTGGCTATTTCTATCGGTTCTATTGCAAAACTGGTTGGATAGGCAATTGTCGTCGATCCTATAATCATATCTGCCCACCCCTTCTTGTTGCCTCGGCCTGCCTGGTAGATTGTAGGCCCCTGTTCAGGTTAGTCAATTCTCGGTTTCCCAGCACCATTTTAGCGCTCAAATCCACGGCGCTTAACGCCTTTGCCACAGCGCTTCCCAATTTTTCATAGTCTATATTCATGGTCTGCTGGTTGTTGATGTTAGTTATCGTTTGGCTTGTCATCGGCCCCGTGCCAGCCATGGCTGGGGAAAGAGCATTAGTATTCAGGTTGAGATTCATATCAGCGGTCAGGTCGCCCAAAGCATCGGTAACGAGTAACTTGCTATTTTGTATTCCTTTGGCCAGTCCTGACATAAAGTCCGGCATCCATTTTTCATACTCAACCAGCGGTCCGACATCGGGAGTCGAAAAATGCAGGTACTCGGCAATAACGCCGGCAACATCAGACACAGCATTTTTAACACCGTCTATCATGCCCCTGATGCCATCAATTAGCCCCTGTATCATGTCTTTCCCCCACTGCACTGCATTGGTGGCCAGATCGCTAAATAGCCCTTTAAGGTCGTCCCATGCGTCAACAAATATTTGCTTAAAATCCGCCCACGCCTTAGACCAGTTCCCGGTCAGCAAATCCAGCGCCACTTTAAATATCCCGGATATTACATCCCATGCCAACCGCAGTACGTCAACAATCAAGTCCCACGCCAACTTTAATTCGTCCTTAATGATGTTCCACGCATCTTTCCAAAATCCGGTTATAAATCCTACTCCGGCAGAAATAACTACATACATGGCTTCCAGTATCGGTTTTACAATAGTGCCAATAACTCCCCAAACCGCTTGAAAAACTTGCTGTATTTGCGGCCAGACCTCATTCCAGTAGGCAGATATTTCCGCCACCCCTGCTATGAGGGTTGGCCCGATATACTCCCACGCCCCCTGCACGGCAGCCTTTATTCCTTCCCATACGGGCGCTAAAGCTTGCAACATTTCCTGGCCCTTGGCCTTTACGGTGTCCCAGTTTTTGTACAGGAGCACCCCGCCAGCAACCAGAGCCGCTACCGCCGCAACTGCCCACCCTACCGGCCCGGTAAACACCGCAATTATTCCCCCTGCGCCCGCTATGGCCCCGCTGGCAGCCCCTATAGCACCAGAAATGGCACTAAAAGCAAATATTAAGCTACCTACCGCCACTATCACCGGCCCGATTGCCGCCGCTATTGCAGCAGTTACAAGGGTTATTTTTTGTACTGCCGGGCTCATATCACCAAACTTCTGCGCCATTTCTGACAGCTTCGCGATCAAAGGGGTTACAGCAGGCAGTATGTACTGTCCTATATTCGCCCCCAGTTCCTTCATGGTTTCGCCGAATATTCGTGTTTGATTGGCGGTTCCTTCGCTGGTTCGCGCGAAATCTCCCTGACTATTTTTTGTTTTATCCAAAACATATTGGTACCTGAGCATTACTTTTTCGCCTTGGTCCATGTCCTTGTATAACTTTTTTTGGCCAGTCTCTAAGGCAAAGGCGGCCAAGGTGCTATCGAGCATGATTACCCCGAGAGATTTTAGACTTTCTCCCTCTCCCGTAAAGATGCCTTTTAGTGCGTCTGATGCCTGATCTAGTCCTATATTTTTAAAAGATGCTAAGTCGCCAGCCAATCCAACTAGATTCATGCTCATTTCGCTTGCTGTCTTGGTATTTATGTCCATGCCAGAGGCCATATCACCAAAAAGCGAAGCCATTTCCAGTGCCGATCCCTTGGCTATACCAAAGGATTTTAAGGTTGTGCCTGACCAGCCTTTTACTTCGTTAGCGTTTTCCTTAAAAGCAACATCAGTTTTGTTTAGATTTTCAGAAAGGTCCGAAGCTAATTTACCCGCCGCAACTCCCGCTGCTACTATAGGCGCGGTTACCGCCATCGAAAGATTTTTGCCAACGTCTGTCATCTTTGAGCCAATTTCTTTACATTTAGCCGACATATCGCTCATTTTTTTGCCAAGCGCCGTCCATTCGGATTCCTGAATCTTCAGCTGTGCGGTTGTGGAAGCCAGCTGCCGCTCCATGCTCTGAAGTGTGCCCTCGGCTTTTTTCAACTTCAATTCATAGTCCAGCGCTTGTTTCGATCCTTCGCCGAATCGTTCTGCAGCGTACTTGTGGGCCTCGGCAAATTGCTGGACTATCTTTTTCTGACCCTCAATCTTGCCGGTTAGTTCAGTTATTTTTAGTGCAGATAGCTTGGAGGCGTCCCCGACTTTATCAAGGCCAGCAGAGGCGTTTTTAAAGTCCTGCGTCATAATGGCCATCTGCTTTGACATGGCCGCGATACCCTTGTTAAATTCTGCCGTTGTCAGGCTCACCGTTGCCTTTAGATTGCCTACTTCTTTTTCTGCCATTCATATCACTTCCTTTGTCGATGCGCTCATAGAAATAGCGCCCCTAAAAAAGGAGCGCTATAACACATCGTCCGCCCATGCCATTTCTTCCGGCGGCTGTTCAACGTCGCGGAATGCCGCGTATTCACGCAAGGTCATTTGCAAATACTCCCGGCGGCTAAATCCCCATTTAACCCGGCACGTATATTCGAGGTAGTTAAAATTTATATCTACTCCCCCGACTTTTTGCCAGCCTCCTCCGGCTCCGGTGTTGATTGTTTGAACGAATTGAGTATTTTGTCAAACGCCTGTCTCATGTTTCCGATATCCGCCATATTTTCTACGGCAGCCAGTGTCAGCTTTTCATCTTCGTGCACCAGTCCTGCATATAGCAAAAGTGCTAAATCGTCCATGGTCTTTTCGTCGAATTTAAGGTTCATGGTCTGCATTTTATCAAAAGCATCAACGACGCTTCCGTATTTTTGGGCTAACAGCTTGAGGCCGACAATCGCATATCGAATATGCCTGGTTTTGCCGCCAATTTTGATTTCTTCGCCTTGATACTCCATATCGTCTATGTCCATATTTATCCTCCTAATAATTAGAGCGGGGTTTCCCCCGCCCGCAATACTTTAAGCCTGGATTCCGAAGTTTGCCACGCAGTTTGCTGCCAGCGCATTGCCGGATTTGTCTTTGACTCCTGTGGTGCATATCGAAACATAATCCGCCCCGGCTGTCAGGTTATCTGTCGGGTTGAATGTCACAACAGTGTCATTCGTGCCGATGGTTAGAGCGCCAGCAACTGCCGTGCCGTCTGCTTTCATCACGAAGAAATACGGATTGGTGCCTGTGGGATCGTCAGTTACCAGCGATGCCAATATCGCTTCGTCAAACGTCCACACAACATTAACAGTTGCCGCTTGGTTGGTAGCTGTGTCAATAGGCGCAACCGTAACCGTTGGCGGAGTGGTGTCTGGAGTGATATCACCAGCGGTAAACCAGTTGGCAACGGAGGCAGCCACATAAGAGGGAGAGCTTGCATCTGCAACCCTTTTACGCAGACCGTCAGACAACCGCCCAATACCGGTGCCAGAAATCTTGTCTGTCTGAGGAGTTGTTTTATCTTTTTTGGTTTCAAACTCTTCGTCGCCCTCGGTAAACATTACTTTAAGAATTTTGTAATACTTATAGGTCCCGTCCCGCTTTTTGGATTTCCAGCTTGCAGCAAAATACGGTTTAGTATCTGTTTTGGCCGGGGACCTAACGCCTGCGGCCACGGTATTGCCCAGGATAATGGCTTTTTCATCCTCGGTCAGATCGGTAACGTCGATATCAATAGTGATGTCGCCATCTTCGGCGTAAACGTCTACCGACTGGTCGTCTGCATATTGGGGGTCCATGGAGCTGGCCTGTTTGACGCTGATCTTAATCAGCTTTTTGCTAATCGCAAAAGGTGTATCGTAGGTTGTCGCAACGTCTGCAACATCAGTTAACATTTTCGCCAGGGTTAAGTTTTCGGCTCCAATTCGTGAATTTGCCACTTTGTTATTCCTCCTTTTTTTACGCTACACAAAGGTAAATGTCCCGCTGTAGCTCATGGTTTTGTGAAATATCTTCTCTCCGGTGGTTGCAACTTCGTCGTTATCGGCCGCGAAATTCCGCGTATACCCAACAGCTTTTATAATCCTGTCAACATGTCCGGCTATGGTCGATAGCGTTGCTGTGCCATAAATGTCCACCCTCACCGTTACCTCTGATTCTATTTCTTCATCGTCGGCCGACAGCGCCGGAATATTAGCAATTTCCGAAAACACAAGGTACGGATATACCGGAACAGTTGCAAAAACGGCTACGCCATTAAACATGCTTGTTACTGGCATCAAAGCGACGAGCGACGCGTCTGTGTTAAATGCCGTTGCTATAGCTGGCTTTGGATTATACACCTTCGATCACCTTCTTTGTCTCTTCGGCCATGGCCTGTAAGGATTCGTTCTTTTTCTCAATTACCGCTGGCTCGGCAAAAGGCTGGCTCGCCATTTTCGACGTTCCAAATTCCAGAAAGGGCCCATAAAAGAAATGCGCTTCTGGCCCTACCGCAATATACTCTTCACCATTAGCGTCAGTTTTTACGTCTGACGCAATGATGTTGTCTTTTAGGTGTTCGATTGCGTATTTTTTACCGACCTTATATTGCCAGGTATCGGTTTTTTTGATTCCCCGCGGTGCCCTGTCGGCCATTGCTTTCCTGATCGGCTCAGCCCCAGCTTTCAGTATCTTAGTTTTTTCCGACTTACTTTCAAGCTTTTTGGCCTTTGCCTGCATAGACTTGATAAATTCATCTACTCCGGATAGTTCAATGCCCATTAAACCACCGCCTTGCAACTCAGCAATAAAGATATGTTTCGTTCGCCCTCGTTTATCGGGTCGCCAACTATTTCTAGATACCTGTTGTTAAACTTGATACGCTGGTGAGCGGTCACTCCGGACACATAGCGTATTCTATAAACCTCGGTCACTTCGCTATTAATCGTTGACATCCGGTAAAATTCCCGGCTGGTCTTATCAATCGGTTCAGCTCTGACCGTAAGCCAATCAGCCCACGTTTCTACCGCGTTCAGTTCAGAGTCCTGGGTCAATGTCTTTGTTTGGATAATTAGTTGCTCTCTCATGCCGCCCGCCCTCATACCAACCGTCTCCTGTTTAATCCCAGAAGCGCTTTGACGGCGTGTTCATTCTCACCCTCAACCACCCCGACAGCCTCCCTGTTTTTATACCAATGGCCGATTAGCAGCTTCATGGCGAGTTTAACTCCTTCATCTACCGTGGTACTTCCGCAGGTATACCTTACATTGATGCCATTAAAAGGTCTTAGGGTGAGCGTCGGCCATGATTTGTTATAGGCCAGCCCTATTCTTCCGACAAATGATTTAGTATCCACAAAATAATCGGCACTGCTCACGGTGTATTCTACGTTCGCAGTGTCGTAATACTTTATGTGGGTAACTGTAGCCAGCGGGGGTAATGTCTCGATATAGTCCTCAACAGGCCAACCATCCAGCCAAATATCGCGGGTTTGGGTGATATATGCGCGATTTTGGTATTGCTCACAATATCTCCGGGCCGCGATAATCAGCGAGGCGATATACTCGTCATCATAGTCGTGATCCTGGTTTAATTGCTTTTTCGCCTCATCCAGCGTCAATGGCTCTGAGGCCGGGGCGGTATAAAGTACGTCAGCCATCGCGCCAACTCCTTCTAATGAATTAGGCCGCCCCGAAGGACGGCCCAATGTTTCAATTACTAGGAAGCCACAATAGTTGCGCCAGGCACCAAGGGTTCATACTGAACGTATAATTCCAATGCACCGGTGGCGGGTGGTCCTGCTGAGAATATAGTCTGGATAACACCAGGATCAAGTGCGATAGGTAAATGCGCTTCGTTGGCCAGCACAGAAATGCCGGGGTCAGTTGTTTTCACCAATGCGGTAGCCTTTACTCCATCAACTACAAAGAGTTGATTAATTGCCGCACTGGCAGTATCGGTGGCCGCGCACAGATTGGCGGCGGCTCCGCCGCTTGGGGTTGTGCTAAATAACAGCGTGTTAGCCCCCGCCGGTAAAGCCGTAGTCGTGCGCGCTCCCAGGTGTTTAATTAGTACCGGGCCACCTGATATTGTAAACTGTGTCACGGTTCCGGTGCAGTCCGCAGCGGCCAGGGCTTTTTTTGCGTTCATTACAGTCGATGTAAACATTACAGTCATGATCTAATCTCCTTTCTATCAGGCTTTTCTTAGGCTATTGCAGTTGCAGACTGATCACCGGCATACCGAGATCCGGAGAGAATAGCCACAGCGGAAGCAATAACACTGTTCACGCCGTTAGTAATCTCAAGCCGGAGTTTATCAGTTCCGTCACCAAGTTCGGCAGCGTCCAATTCAATGACATACATAATATTGTCATTGGCCGAGGGGGTAACCCCTGCGGCTGCCACCGCGACCCTGGTTCCGAGAGTGTCCCCGGAGTCAGTTTCTTCCTTGTAGACATTGAATGCCATATCAGTATGGGTTGAAGGAGTAAAGTTGTCGCAAGCCTCCACAATGAGTTTAGTGAATGCGGCGGCGCTAACTCCAACCTGGACAATGATCGATGCATGGCTGTAGTTCTCCATGGAGAATACATCAGAGGTCGCCCCGCCGGTGATATCGATCGGGGGCAGTATATTTACTACATGGCAAGTTTCGGCTATGTTAATTCCGCTCATTTTTCAATCCTCCTATTTCTTAAATTATCTGGCTCCCAGGGTTACAAAACTGGACAGAGCGTTAGACCCCTTAAACGGGGTAATGGTAGTCGCCCGGACAGGCTGACCATCTACGCGGTAGGTCACACGGAAAGCGGTTTCATCATAGATAAATTGAACATGAATAGATGAAGCCATCTGCATCCCGCCTTTATCCGCTAACAGGTATTGGCTTAAATCAACCACTGAAATGTCGCCAATGTCACCCAAGGCGCTTGCATGTTCAATCGGTATTACCGGACGGCCATACAGAGTGCTGTATTGAGATCCGGAGAGCCCATTCGCAGGCATATAAATTGGGAATGCTGCGGTTCCAGCCGAAATAGCCATGGAGGATAGTTCGGGCTCAATTTCCTGATTGATCAGCCATACTGCATTAGCCCGGGATGATGCAACCATACGAGCCCACATTTTCATGATGTTTTCAGCCACAACAGTATCCGCAGGCTGCGCGTTCTCTTTCGTTACGGTGACAAGGCATCCAGCATTTAAGATTCCTAAAGGCTGACCTGCGCCCGTGCCGCGGATAATAGCATCATCGAGCTTGAACTTAATTTCATCAGCGAAAGCCTGAGACAGAATCGAATCCATCGCAGAAGAATCCTGCAGAAGTTCATCAGTTGCATAGTATAAAGCCATTAATTTATTAAGGGTAAGGTTGATCTGTCTAAACTTAGGTTTGGTTGAAGTTACGGTGCCAGCTTCAGCGGCCCAATAGCCTTGAACCCCACCCCAGCGAGAACCATTGGCGCGGTTTGATTCATCAACGCCGTTAATCTTGATTCCATTTGCGTTGGCACTAATACCGATCTTGCGACATTTAGGTGCCAAAATACCGGTTTCAAATACGGATTTGATCAACTCAGCAGAAAAGTCTTGCTGTACCAGGAATCCGCCGTCAGCAGGAACACCCTCGGATGCACCAGTAGCATTCTGGATTGCTAACAGCCGGGGATCTATCGCTCCACCAGGACGGCCAGCATTTACGATGGCCAGCATCTGCTCACCAAAGTTGGCAAAAGGTTTCTCGTCCTTGTTATGGGGAGAAGTAACCACCGGCTTATTAACCGGAGTGGTTCTTGTTGCTTCCAGGTCATCAAGCACCTTCTGGGCTTCAATTTTAGCTTTAATAGTCTTAATTTCTTCGTGTTTAGCATTGATCTCATCCAGGGTTGCATCAGGCTTTGCAATTAAAGCCTTTGCCTCAGTTTCTAGGCTTGCAAGTTTTTTCAGTAATTCGGTCAATTCAATTCACCCTTTCTCTTTAGAGCGCCAGCCCTAATTTTAATTTTGCTTTTTGGATTGTGACTTGATCAGGTTCCGGTGGTTCGGCTCTCGCCTTCTTGGGATTGTGCGGGCCCTTGTCCGCTAATTGAGCCTTTTCGTTTTGATTAACAACCTCGTCCAATAGGTCACGAGCTTGAATAATCTTGGTTTCATTGGCCGCCGATAAGGTTTTACCCTCATTAGCCGGGAACTGGGGAGCATTTTGATACCTTGTAAAATCCATCTCCAAGTTATTAACAAAAAAGCGGCCATCCTTTATGGAGGCCGCCACTTGTTTCTGTTCCTCGATTTCATCTGCAAAACCATAAATAAAAGCATCCTCCGCCGTCATCCACGTTTCTGCTTTCATCAGTTCAATAATTTGCTCTTTGTCCATCCCGGTTTTCTCTTGATAGGCCGCCACTATTGACTCATCAATTTTGTCCATATCCTCTGCCATTTTCCGCATATCGTCAGCATTGCCAATAGCAAATGTCCAGGCTTTGTGAATCATTTGCATTGCATTTGCTGGCATTATGACCTTGTCGCAAGCAGTTAGAATGACTGAGGCTATTGAGGCCGCTATGCCGTCAACATAGCCCGTTTTGTATGAGTTGTGACGTTTGAGCATGGATCTAATGGCCTGTCCTGCAAAAACATCACCGCCGCCAGAATTGATATACACTTTCAATTCGGCGATATCTCCTAAAGCATCGAGATCCTCTTTGAACTGTTTAGGAGTGACCTCATCTCCCCACCATGAATAACTGGAAATCTCTCCGTAGAGCATCAGTTCACCTACGGTCGGCTCATCTTGTTTGGCCTTAAATTGCCAAAACTTCTTGGCTTTCAAGTTTAATCACCCCTTTCCTTGATCATCTGGTAGATATCCTGGATCAGTTTTGCATTTGTAGCGGTGCTCGGCTCTGGTTCTTTGCCAGCCTCATACATATTGGCCGGGGTCAAATAGATATCACCGTTTGTTATTGGGCTCATGTTCTCAAGCTTTCGGATATCATTGACTGACAACCACCCCCATTGACGGCCTGCAGCGTAGGCCTCGGCCCGACTCTTGGCATCACCGCGAAGCAGGGAATCAATTTTGAACTCGAAATAATATCCAGCCTTTCTCTGATCCCGGGTGAGCAGTTGCATATTGATGTTTTCTTCCCACCTCTTGAACCAAGGAAGCATGGTGTACATGACAAACTCCAAACTCTGCTGCTCAATGTTGGAAAAGGTTGCCCTGTCCAGGTTCTGAATTAGATGGAGCGGCACCCGGTATATCCTGGCCACATCTTCAGTCTGAAACTTCTTGCTTTCCAGCAGCTGTGCATCTACCGGCGCTATGCTCACCGGAAGGAATTTGCCGTCACCCTCTAGGAGCATCGGCTTACCCACATTAACCAGTCCTGCATAGTTCTTATCAAGATCCGCCTTCAGCCTTTGGAATGCCTCGTCCGACAAGGTACCCGGGAAACTAAATATCCCGCTAGGCGCTGCCCCATTCTTGTAGAAGTTAATCCCATACATCTCGTATGACAGGCCCAATCTAATAGCGCCTGCCGCATAACTAATCGGGGAGACACCTATCACGCCGTCAAAACTTAAGCCAGGAATATGAAACACATCTTTGCGCTGCAGAGTTCGTTTGGTTCCGTTGGCTCCACTTATCTCGTAAACTAACTTACCGGAGTCGTTCCGCTTAATCTCGACCGCTGACCAGGGATAAGGATAAAGGCCAATGACCTCGCCCAGTCCGTTGACTATCTTCTCTGCTACCGCATTGCCACCAGTATTGAGTGAAATCATACAGGCTTCCTTGAAACTGAATGGGGACATTTCCTCGTTGGGCGCGCTATGCAGCACATCATAGACAAGCAGGTCTGTACTAGGCTCCCTATCGCCGCCTGCCTTTTTCTTGTAGAGCAGAACAGGCATCCCCGCCAATGTTTCCGACAATACTCGCACACAAGCAAAAACCGCCGTGTATTTCATGGCGGTTTCGGAGTTAATGTTTATGTTGTTAGGATTCATTGGGATATCGTTTCCGCTTATAAAGGCTCTGATATAATCATCCCAGGAACTGTTACTAAAAAGCAGTTTGGCTTTACTCAAAAACTTCAATTTCTGTTCTCACCTCCTTACAGCAGCGACCGCATTCCGCGTTCCTCGTAAACATTGGCTTTCTCCATCCGAATAGCAACCGACATAGCATTTATGTCTGCTACCGTCAGATCTATTCGCTCAATAGATTTGTTTTTCATTGGCTTAATGTTGCCATTTCCATCTACCGCAATATTCACATTACCAAAACACCATCTGGCCAAGGGATTGGGCTCGTGGGTCATCATGTCAGCCTTCATAAGTCGCTCTATTTCCTTCATGGCAGGGCTCATATTAGCCATGTTCTGCGCTACCTCAGCCACTTCTATATCAGCTTTCATAAGTCTCTGGGTTAGCATCCGGCTATTCCATGGGTCAGTGGCCAGCATTTGAATGTTATACTGCTGTTTCTGGGCCATAATTCTGGCCTCGACAAAGTCATAATCAATGACATTGCCGGGCGTAGTATGTAGAATTTTTTGATTCACCCATCTATCATATGGAACATGGTCCCGGCGAACACGCTCTCGCATACTGTCCTCAGGAATCCAAGCCTCATATATCTTCCTCCACTCTGGGATGCCCTCTTGAGGTGGAAACAATAAACACTCCCCGGTTATGTCGGTAGTGCTCGACAAATCCAATCCGAGATAACACTTTTTGCCCACCAGTTCTGACAAATCCCACTCGCCATTAGTCTGGTCCCATAGAGACAATGGCAGCCAGCCGATGCGCTTTAAGGCTATCCACTGATTCAACCTTAACCATCTAAAAAGCCGCTCGGAACTTTCGCTATTCCTTGCGGCTATGGCTTCTTGTCTTACTGATTCTACGCTGATTGCTATCCCTAAAGATGGATTAGCTTTGTACCAGGTGTCCTCATCATATATATTTGCATCCTCTGGCGCATTGTATATTTTGGCATACCATATCGGGTCCTCTATCTCGCCATCAATTACCCTTTGAGCATATTCGTGTATCTCCCACCCAATCGAATTACGGTCAGGATCATCCCCGGCGGTAGTAATTACCCACCACAAAGGCTCTTTCCTGGCTGCGCCTGCTCCAAAGGTCATAACGTCCCATAGTTCTCTATTGGGCTGGGCGTGTAATTCATCAAAAATAACTACCGTGGGATTGATACCATGCTTTGTATATGCCTCGGCGGACAAGACTTTAAGTATTGTCCCGGTGATTGTGTTTTTAATTTCCTTCCGGCTTTCAGTCACCCTGAGAATACTTTGCAAGTCCTCACTTTGATCGATCATGCTAACTGCAGCCTTGTAAACCAGAGCCGCTTGACTTCGGTCAGCTGCACAACAATAAATTTGACCGTCAGGAGCATCACAAGCTAAATGATAAAGGGATACACCCGCAATCGTTGTAGTCTTACTATTCTTTTTAGGTATCTCAAGATAGGCATATCTGTATTGTCTATACCCTTCATCGTTAAGTGTTCCGTAAACATCCCACAATATTTGATGTTGCCAGTCCATTAAAACAAAAGGCTGACCATAAAAGTCATCGGTCAGCTTAAGCATTTGTATAAATTCAATCGGCTCCATGGCTCGTTTTTTATTATGTGACACCGTTCCGCCGTTCTAAGAATGCTGCCATGGCACTCTTTTCTTTGGGCTGTTCTTTTTTGGGGATTGATCTTAATGCCGATTGAATTGTCTGTATATTCTCTTTGGATATATCAAGCATCAGTTTTCGCTTTTGCATGATTGCTTTATCACAAGATACTATTTGTCCCTGGACTTTAACTTTCAGTGATATATATTCACCCCATGTCAATCCTTGATCGCTGTAGTTTGCGTCCAGGTCATCAAGAGTATTAACAAACTGGTCCTTAATAGTTGTCATTTGATGTTCTTCTGCTACCAATTTGCATTGAGTATTGATGACCGCTCCAAATAAGTCGTCATCCTTACCGATGGCTTTTAGCAATTTATTTACTCTAGCAAACTCTTTATGAGCCAATGGATCTGCTTTAACTTCTGCCCACTCTTTCAACGGTGTGCCTGTCAGCAGTTCCTTCTCGGCCTTGTCTCTTACGGCTTTTTCAGCCTTTGTCCTATGCCCTTGCACTAAAACCAATGGCTTAGTCGGTCTACCCACGGCAATCACCTCCAATTAGCATTTTATGGTTTTGGGAGAAAATCTCGCGCGAATG